CCGCCGGTCGATCCGTCCACGCTTGGCTGGCCAATGGTGCCGCCTGCGCCCGGCAATGCGCCGGCCGATGCCGACATCAGCGTCTCGCCGTGGGACAGCGCGGTGCGGCAGGCGCTTGCGGCACAGCGCAGCGCGCCGCGCGATCCTGGACTGCGCGACCCGGCCTACCACGACCGCGTGCTCGCCGACGCCAAGCGCGCGCACGACTTCGTCATGTGGGCGTTCGGTCCGCCGAGCATGCGGCAAGCGCCGCAGACGCGCGATGCGGCGCTCCGTGGCGTCTCACTGCAAGGTATCGGGAGTGCGACGCGCAACGCGGTCTCCACCAGCGACATGCGAACCCTTCCGGCAGGCAATTTGGCAGCCCCGGTCGCGGCATCGCAATTGCCGACGTCGGAGACGGATGACGCGAGCAACTCGCTGCCGCCGAGCGAACTTGCCGGCGCGGATCAAGCGGCCGGGCTCGGCGCCGCGAGCGGCAATCCGAACATCCAGCGGCAAGGCGAGCGCCAGCGGGCGGTGGCAGCGGTGCGGCCGGCACCCCCGAAGGCCGTTCCCGATGTCGGCCTCGGAATCGGCGAGGCGCCGCTCCAGATTGTTGGCGGCGTCCGTGACGCGATGCAATCGGTCAAGAGTTTTGCCGAACGGCTCGCCGACCGGGAAATGAAGCAAGAGAACCGGGATCGTCTTCCGGATGAGGGGCCGTGGGGAGACTTGAGGCTACCCGATCTCCCCGACATCAGGCGGCCGACATCGGTGACTGGCGGCGCCGTGCGCGCGGTGTCGCAATTCCTCACCGGCTTTGCAGCCGGCGGACCGGTGGCCGAGGCGACCGCGCTTCCGAGGGCGGGGCAGCTACTGCTGCGCGGCGCCGGCTCGGATTTCTTTTTCCGCAGAGGTGACGACAAGCGGCTCTCCGACCTGATCGAGCAGGTGCCGGCGCTGCGCAGTCCGGTCACCGAATATCTCAGGAACGATCCAAACGACAGCGAAGCCGAAGGCCGCTTCAAGAACGCCATCGAGGGGCTCGGCCTCGGGGCGCTCGCGGAGGGTTTGTTTCGCGGCGTTCGCGTGATCCGCGACGCGAGCGGCTTCAGAACGACCGCGAACGACACACGGCCGGTTGAGCCCGCGTCCTCCGACGACGCCCGTCGGGTTGCGCCCTCAGCTGAGCTGGCACCGTCGAGCGCGCTCGACAACGCGAACTACGCGCAGCGCTGGTATTCGCGGCTTTTCAGCAAAGATGGAAAGTTCGCCAGGAAGTCTGTCGAGAAGCTGACGAATGATTTGCGCTCGGGCGCGTTGGACCCGAGCGAAGTCCCGATTGACTACATCATCCGGGATGGTCATACGCTGATCTTGAACACCCGTTCGTCGCAGGCCCTCACCGATGCCGGCATTCCGCGGTCGCGGTGGATCGGCGAGAACAAGACCGGGCAGCAGACGTTCGAAGACATGCTGGATGATCAGCTCTGGCTCAATGAGCTCGGCAGCGGGGGCGCGCCGACGGTGGCGACGGAAAAGGAGTGGTTCAAGACCCACTCGAAGAAGGAGTATTTCGACCGATTGAGCCAATTGCGGGCGAGGCAGCAGGCAAGACAGCAGCAAAGACAGCAGCTTGAGGAACAACAATGACCGCGGATCCCCTGATGAAGGTGCTCTACGAGTTGCCCGAACGGAACAGTAACGTTCAGTTCCTGGGCAGCAGCATTATCTACGAGTATTACCGCGATGATACGGTGTACCGTGGCGGCATCCGGTTCAAGCATGTCGCCGCGGCCTGTGAGCGCAGCGAGAAGTGCGAGATGGGCTGGCGCATGAAAGCGTTCGAGAAGCTGGTCCAGGTCGAGGATTCCGAGTGGGCGCGACAGATCCGTGCGGAACTTCGTCCCTCGCCATACGAGGACGCGACGAACCACTACTTGATCTACATTTACGATGTAGGCAGCTTCGAAGCGATTGCGGACTCGTGGGAACTGCTGCCGGAGGAGAAGGGCGAGTGGCCGATAATGCCGTGACTCGCGCCGCAGTCAGCCGTCTGTCGCGAACGGCCCCAAGGGGGCCGACGCATTTTACAATACGAAACGGACGTTACATCAGCCGGGGCAGTCAATGACGAGAGAATTCAAAGGAACGAGCCAATTTCGCCGTGCTGGCGGACGATCTCCCCGTCCAGGCACGCATCTGTTTAGCGCTTCTTGCCGCTGACCTCGCGTTCCAATATCTCCAACGGTCACCTGAAATTGAGTTGGCCCGCGAGGCGCTGACGCTCGCGCTGAACTGGCACCAAGGCGGACCCCTGGACTTGGAAAGGCTGGAGCGAACCATTGAGGCCGAGGGAGAGGAGGCAAGTGGAATTGAGTTCGCGGCGCTCGAGGCGCAGACGCGATCTAAAGAAGAGTTTCTGGCTTGGTGTCTGCTCGGAAGCGCGATGGTCTACATAGTTTGTCGAGCCAATAGCGCTCGCGCAAACTTGTCGTGGCCCGGTTTGAAAACCGGAGTGACTCACATTTTATGCTTGCCTCCCATCTGCAATTGCCTTAGTTGGCGAAATGGGATGCGTTGAATTGCGCCCGGCAGCGAAACTCGCGGCCGGGCTTTTTGCTGAGCGCTTCGCGATCTGAATGACGCGCTCGGCGTGGGCGGACCGGATTCGCCGTCGATCCGATCGCCATCGAACAAGACACATCAACAATCGGACCAGGCCGCGGCCGCGTCGGATCGACGCGCGCACGCCACGTCCCATCGCAACAGCAGGGCCCGACTCGCATGCCGAAGATGCCGCTGTCCGAGCTCAAGGCGATGCTCGCGGCCGAGAAGGCCGACGCGCTCGCGGCGGTTTCGGCCGCCAAGCTCAGCCACGAGCGTACCGACGCCATGGACTACTATCTCGGCGACATGGCGCGCGACATGCCGGCGCCCGAAGGGCGCTCGCGCGCGGTGTCAACCGACGTCGCCGACACCATCGAAGGGCTGATGCCGTCGCTGATGGAGATCTTCTGCACCGGCGACGAGGTGGTGCGCTTCGAGCCGGTCGGCCCCGAGGACGTCGCGGCCGCCGAGCAGGAGACCGACTATGTCAACCACGTGTTCATGCAGGTCAATCCGGGCTTTTTGATCCTCTATTCCTTTATCAAGGACGCGCTGCTGTCCAAGGTCGGCGTCGTCAAAGTGTGGTGGGAGACACGCACGCTCGAAGAGCGCGAGACCTATTACGATCTCACCGACGATGCGTTCTCGCTGCTGGTTGCCGACCCCGACGTCGAGATCATCGCGCACAGCGAGCGGTCGCTCGCCATGTCGGCGGTGCCCTCGATTCCGGCGCTGCCGACCGCATCGTCAGTGCCGGCGCCAGCGCCGCCGACCGCGCCAGCGGGCGCATCAGCGACGCCCGAGCCGCCGCCGCAGCCCGGCGCGCCGCTGCAGGGAGCCGCACCGCCGCAGTTCGATCCCGGAGAGCTGGCGGTCGGGCCGAAGCTGCACGACGTCGAAATCCGCCGCTCGCGCAGCGCCGCCAATGCGCGCATCGAGCCGGTGCCGCCGGAGGAATTCGGCATCGCCCGCAGCGCCCGCTCGCTGCGCGACTGCGACTACTGCTTCCACAAGGTGCTGCTGACCGAGGCGAAGCTGATCGCGCAGGGGTTCGACGCACGCCAGGTTCGCGCGCTGCCGACCTATGCGGGGATCAGCAACACCGAGGAGATCGCGCGCGACACGGTCGAGGAATTCCAGCTCCAGGGCGACAGCCTCAACGCGGCGGCGCGCCGCATCGAGGTGATCGAGCACTACGTGCGCATGGATTATGATGGCGACGGCAAGCCGCTGCTCTACAAGGTGACCACCGCGGGCCAGGAGGGCGACATCCTCAGGAGGGACGGCAAGCCCGACATCGAGCCGTTCGACATGGTGCCGTTCGCCGCCATGACGCCGGTGATCGTCACCCACCGGTTCTTCGGCCGTTCGATCGCCGACCTGGTGATGGACATCCAGCGCATCAAGACGGCGCTGCTGCGCGCCATGCTCGACAACGCGTATCTGGCCAACAATCCGCGCGTCGAGGTGGCCGAGCAGTTCGCGAGCCCGGAGACGCTCGACGACCTCCTGGTGTCGCGCCCGGGCGGCATCGTGCGCACCAAGCAGCCGGGCGGGATCAACTGGCAGCAGGTGCCGACCATCGGGGGCCACGTGTTTCCGGCGCTCGAGTACATGGACGCGACGCGCGAGCTGCGCACCGGGGTCACGCGGCAAGGGCAGGGGATCGACGCCGACGCGCTGCAGAACCAGAGCGCGACCGCGGTCAACCAGGTGTTCAACGCCGCGCAGGCGCGCATCCGCCTGATCGCCCGCATCTTCGCCGAGACCGGCATCCGCGACCTGTTCACGCTGGTGCATGCGACCATCCGCAAGCACGGCCAGCAGGCCGCGACGGTACGGCTGCGCAATCAGTGGGTCACGGTCGATCCGCGCGAGTGGAAGACGCGCTACGACATGACGATCAATGTCGGGCTCGGCACCGGCACGCGCGGCGAGCGGCTCGCCCACGTGATGTCGGTGATCGCGCTGCAGAAGGAGGCGCTTGCGGGCGGGCTCACCAGCCTGGTGAACGCGCAGAACCTCTACAACTCGGCCAAGGAGGTCACCAAGCTGGTCGGGCTGCCGAACGCCGACGCTTTTTTCACCGATCCGCGCACCGTCGCGCCGCCCCAGCCCAATTCCCAGCAGCTGCCGCAGCCCGATCCGAAGCTCGTCGAGATCCAGGCCCGCATCGCCTTCGAGGAGCGCCAGGCGCAGGCCGAGATGGCGGCGCAGAACAACAAGGCGCAGAGCGAGCTCGCGCTGCAGCAGGCGCGCTTCGAGTTCGACCGGCAGCTCGCGCTGCTCGAGCACGAGCTCAAGGCGAGGGACCAGCAGTTCCGCCACCTCCAGGGCGTCGCCGCGCCGGCAGCCGTGGGCGAGACGCCGGCGGAAACGGTCGGCGTCGCGAACCCCGGTGCGGGGCCCAATCCGAACGCGGCGCTGCTCGGCGAGCTGATGCACACCATGCGCCAGATGAGCGCGCCCAAGCGCGTGGTGCGCGACGCGCAGGGCCGCGTGTCGCATCTCGAGCCGATGCCGCTGTCGATGTCGTCTTCGTAGGGTGGGTCAGCCGCGAAACGGCGTAACGCACCCTGTCATTCGCCGCTTGAGACTGCGATTCAGGATGTGAAGGAAACTCATGGCCGCATTCAACAAGTTCAACGCCTTCGTGGCCGACGTGGCGAACAAGGTGCACAATCTCGGCGCCGACACGCTCAAGGTGATGCTCACCAATACGGCGCCGGTCGCCACCAACGCGATCAGGTCGGACATCGTCGAGATCGCGGCGGGCAACGGCTACAGCGCCGGCGGTGGCGCGGCGGCGCCGGTCTCGTCGGCGCAGGCGGGCGGCACCTACGCGCTCAAGCTCAACAACGTGACCTTCACGGCCGCCGGCGGCTCGATCGGGCCGTTCCGCTATTGCGTGCTCTACAATTCGACGCCGGCGAACGGCAACCTGATCGGCTTCTACGACTACGGCGCCAGCCTGACGGTCACGTCCGGAAACAGCTTCCAGGTCCAGTTCGACGCCGCGAACGGCGTGCTCCAGCTCGCATAGGCGCCGCATGTATCTCGATGTCTGCCGATTCAACCCGAGCGCGGTCGGCACCGCCGATTTTGCGGTGTCGTCCGCGGTTGCCGGATATCAGACGCCGGCATCCGCCGGCGCGCAGGACACCGCGTTCTACTACTATCGCGCCGAAAGCGCCGATCTCACCCAATGGGAGGTCGGGATCGGCACCTGGTCGGCCGGCGCGTCGACGCTCGCGCGCACGACCGTCCTGTTCAATTCGCTCGGCACCACCGCGAAGGTCAATTTCTCGGCTGCACCGCAGGTTGCCATCGTGGCGCTCGCGGAGGGACTGCGCACGAAGCTGGCCGCGAACCTCACGCTCTATGTACGGCCGGACGGAAACGACGCGAACAGCGGGCTCGCGAACACTCCGGCCGGTGCGTTCCTGACGCTGCAGGCCGCCGTCAACGCGGCCATGGCCAGATACGACTCCAACGGTTTCACGATCACGCTTCAGCTTGCGGCATCCTCGACACCGGCGACGTTCGCCGGCCAGACCCTGGTGACCGGATCGCTGGCAGGCGGCGGCGCGCTTCTCATCCAGGGCGACACGACGACGCCGGGCAACTTCGTGCTCACGGCATCCGCCTCGCCGAACGGCAACGGCGTGCTCACCGCCCTCGACGCCACGTTCAGCGTTGCGGGCGTGAAAATCATCTCGACGGGCAGCGCCGCCGATGGACTGCTTGTCGGCGGGCAGAGCCACGTCACGATTGCCGGAAAGTGCGAGTTCGGCGCCTGCGTCGGCGCGCAGATGCACATCATTCGCAGCGCGCTGCTGGACATCCTCGCTCCGCTCGTCATTTCGGGCAGTGCCGGTTTTTGTCTCTCGCTCAATCAGAACAGCGCGATGTTGATCGCGAGCGGCAGTGCCTGGACGCTGAGCGGCACGCCGAACTGGGGCGTGTTCATCCTCGCCGGCCTGTGCTCCTCCGTGAACATGGGCAGCTTCACGTACGCCGGCACGGGAACCGGCTCGCGGTTCCAGTCGATCCAGTCGTCGGTCGTCAACACCGCGGGCGGGCAGACCACGACGCCAGGAAGTCAGAGCAGCTTTCTGCCGGGCAATTCCGACGGCACGCTGGCCACGCAGGGGCAGGTCGTATGATTCTCGGCGGCCAGACGCTCGGCCGACATGCGCTCGGTCAGATTTCCGACTCCAAGGTCCTCGTCGTCTCCGCCGGCGCGTTCGTGCTCGCCGGGCAGGTGGCCGCGGTCGGTCCCGCCGAGCCGGTCACGACCGGGGTCTTCGTCCTCACCGGCGGGGCCGTCCATCTGAGCCATGACCTGCTCGGCGGCGGCGGGACCATCACGGGCGGCACGTTCTCGCGCCGGCGGTGGCGTGAGCTGCTCGCGCAGGACGAGCGCGCACGCGAAGCCGGGGAACGGCGGATCAGGGACGCGCGGCTGCGCCGGCAGGCGGAGCGCCGGCGGCGGGAGCGCGCGCAGGCCGAGCTGCGGCGCCGGGCGCGCGAAGCCGCCGCGGCGGACGCCGATGCGCAGGCGGCGGCGCTGGCGCGCTCGCATGCGGCGCAGGCGCAAGCCGGCCTGCAGGCGATGCGGGCGGCGGTCGATCATGCGGCGGCCGTGACCCAGGCCGCGCATGCGGCAGCGGACGCGGCCACGCACGCGCGCGTACGCAACGACGAGGACGAAGCGCTGCTGCTTCTGTTGGCCGCCTAGCCCGCCGCTGCCGGAACACGAGGCTTTCACGATGAACCCCTGCAGCAACCAAGCGGAGGCGGAATGAGCGACGAGCTCGCACTCAACAAGGCCGCCGAGCGCGGCGCGCGGGCGCAGCGCCTGCTCGAGGACGACCTGCTGGGCGAGGCGCTCGAGACGCTCGATCGCGACTATGCGCGGGCCTGGCGCGCCACGGCGGCGCGCGACACCGACGCGCGCGAGCGGCTGTGGCAGGCCGTGCAGGTGGTCGCCAAGGTACGCGACCATCTGGTGCGCGTCGTGAACGGCGGCAAGCTGGCGCAGCGGGAGCTCGGCGAGCTTGCGGGCCGCAAGAAACACCCAACCTGACGAGGACATCATGGACGAGACTGCCCCGAACGGCGTCGCCGAGGCGCCGCAGCCGACCGATATTGTCGAGCGCGTGGCCGGCGGCGAAGGGCCGATCACGGCGCGTGCCGCGGCGCATTCGCTGATCGACGCGCGCAACAAGCAGAATGCGCGCGAGCGCCGGAATGACGACAAGGACAGCGAGCCGACGCGCGAAGGCGCGACGCTCGCCGATGAATCGAGCCCCGGCGTGGAGCCGGGGAACGGCGCCGGCCCGCAAGCGGTCCCCGGTGAGACGCAAGGCGACGATCAGGCCGAGTCCTCCGCGGATTCGCCGCCTCCCATCGCGCCGCCGCGGTCTTGGACGAAGGAAGACAAGGAGCTGTTCAAGGGCCTCCCTCGCGACACGCAAGAACGCCTTGTGGAACGCGAGCGGTCGCGCGAAGGCGACTTTCTCCGCCGTCAGAACGAAGCCGCCGAGAAGCTCAAGGGCCTCTCCGCCCGCGAGCAGGCGGCGGAACAGGCCAAGCGCCAGTACGAGGCGGCACTGCCGACCTTGCTGCAGAGCCTGCAGCAGGAGGCGGCCGAGTTCTCGGACATCAAGTCGCTGTCGGATATCGAGCGGGTGGCGCGCGAGGACTGGCCGCGTTATGTGCGATGGGATGCGCAGCAGAAGAAGATCGCTGCCGTCCAGTCGCAGGTCGACGCGGCGCTCGCGCGCCAGTCGCACGAGACCCAGCACCGCTGGTCGAGCTTCGCGCAGCAGCAGGACGCGCTTCTCCTCGAGAAGGCGCCCGAGCTCGCGGAGAAGGGCCAGATGGCGAAGGTCGCCGAAAGCGCCATGGGCGTGCTGCGGGATCTCGGTTTCGACGAGCGGGAGCTCAACGACATGTGGAACGGCCGCGGGGCGCTCAGCCTGCGCGACCACCGCGTCCAGCTCCTGATCCGCGACGGGGTCCGCTATCGCGACGCCCACGCGGCCGCCCGCTCGGCGGCCGCCCGGCCTGTTCCCGGCGTCCAACGGCCGGGCGTGGCCGCCCCGCGCGGCGCGGAGGCGGACGCCCGCATCTCGGCGCTCGACAGCAGGCTCGAACAGTCCGGCAGCCTCAAGGACGCGGCGGCGCTGCTCGTCGCGCAGCGTCACGCGAGGTCGCGCCGGTAACTCCACACAACGGCGTCATTGCGAGGAGGGCGCAAGCCCGACGAAGCAATCTCCGCCACAGGCGCGGGCGCAAGCGAAGCGAGATTGCTTCGCTTCGCTCGCAATGACCAAATGAAAAGGAACCAACCCCAATGGCACTTCCCACCAACACCTTCACGACCTACTCGGCGGTCGGTAACCGCGAGGACCTGTCGGACATGATCTACCGGATCGATCCGACCGATACGCCATTCATGACCGGCATCGACAAGGCGAAAGCCACGGCGGTGAACCATGAATGGCAGACCCAGGCGCTGGCCGCCGCGAATCCGGCGAACGCGCAGCTCGAGGGCGACGACGCGACCGCCGACGCCACCACGCCGACGGTGCGGCTCGGCAACATCTGCCAGATCTCGCGCAAGGTGCCGCAGGTCTCCGGCACCCAGCAGGCGGTCGAGCATGCCGGCCGCGACAACGAGATGGCGTATCAGGAGATGCTCAAGGGCCTCGAGCTCAAGCGCGACATGGAGTCGATCCTGATCGGCACCAACCAGGCGAAGAACGCCGGCAACTCCTCGACCGCGCGCGTCACCGCCTCGGTTCTCTCCTGGGTCAAGTCGAACACCCAGAAGGGCACCGGCGGCGCCGATCCGTCGGCGGCCGATGGCACCGGTACCCGCACCGACGGCACCCAGCGCGCCTTCACGGAGGCGAACCTCAAGACCGTGCTGCAGTCGATCTGGAACAACGGCGGCAAGCCCGACACCATCATGACCGGCGGTTTCAACAAGCAGGTGTTTTCCACCTTCACGGGCCGCGCCTCGCCGATCGAGGACACCAAGCGCAAGAAGATCACCGCCTCGGTCGACGCCTACGAGTCCGATTTCGGCACCCTGCGTGTCGTCGCCAACCGCTTCTCGCGGCCGCGCGACGTGCTGGTTCTGCAGATGGACATGTGGGCGCTCGCCTATCTCAACGGCCGCAAGATGGTGTCGATCCCGCTCGCCAAGACCGGCGACTCCGAGCGCAAGGAGGTGCTGTCCGAATACGCGATCGAGGCGAGGAACGAGAAGGCCTCCGGCGGCGTGTTCGACAACACCACGTCGTAGCCGGCGTCATCATCTCATCATCCGTCCCATGCACCGGGGCCGCTCGCAAGGGCGGCCCCACTATTTCGAGGAACCCCATGACTCTTCCCGTCAACGAACCCCTCAACGAGATCGTCGTGTCGTGCAAGACCGCGAGCGTCGGTACGTCGCCGGCCGCCGCGTTCGCGGTCGCGCCGGTCAAAGGCCGGATCGTGCGCACCTTTGCGGTGCTGGAAGGCACCATCACCGGCACCGCCACGATCTTGGTCGCGATCAACGGCGGCGGCAACATCGGCGCGCTCGCGCTCGCGGCGGGCGCCGCCGGCACCGCGACGAGCGACGCGCCGGCGGCGGCCGGCGTCGCGCGCGACGTGCAGGAAGGCGACGTCATCTCGTTCACGCCGACCGGCGCGACCGGCGCCGGCATCCCGGCGCAGTTCCACGCCGTCATCCGCAAGTGACGGAGCTTTTCCCATGTTCTTCCACGACGCCTATCGGCACGGGACCGTCAACAATGTGACCTTCAGCGCGGCCGGCGGCGCGTCCGCGCAGTCGGCCGCCTTCGGGCCGCAGACCAAGGTCATCCGGATTTGCGTGCAGGGCGCGGTCACGGTCACCAGCGGGCTGCGCATCGCGGTCGGCGACAACCCGACCGCCAGCGCGACCACCGCGCTGCTTCCGGTCAACTGGGTGGAATATGTCAAGGTCACGCCCGGCCAGAAGATCGCGGCGCTGAGCAACGATACGGTCGCCGGCACGCTCAGCGTGGTCGAGCTCACCGATTGATGGCGCGATGAGCACGCTCGCCCGCATCCACCTCGATCCGGACGGCGACCACATGACGATCGAGCACGCGCAGGACGTCGCGCCGATCCTCGATCGCAACAGGGCGCTGCAGTCCGAGCCGCAGCGCAGCGACTGGGGCCGCCACATCGCCACCATCCCCAACGTCGTCCTGGTCAAATGGCTGAACGAGGACGGCGTCAACGCGCTCGGGCTCTCGAGCGAGGAGTTCGGCGCGTTCATCCGCCGCAAGCTCGACGATCCCGATTGGCGGCACCTGCGGGTGGATAAGTGATGCGCATTTACCCTCCCCTGCAGGGGGAGGGTCGCTCGCCGCAGGCGAGCGGGGTGGGGTGCTGGGAAGCGCCGCCACCCCACCCCGGATCGCATGTCGCTGCGCTCGATGCGATCCGACCCTCCCCCTGCAGGGGAGGGTGACACCCCGGCTGGCGCGGCGAACGTTGAGAAACCCCAATGCCCATCCAAACCTATTCCGACCTGCAGGCCGCGACTGCCAACTGGCTCGCGCGCGCCGACCTCGCCGCCAACATTCCCGACTTCATCACCATCTTCGAGGCGGTGGCGAACCGTCGGCTGCGCGTGCGCCAGCAGGAGAGCGCCGCGACGCTCGCGCCGACGTCGGGCGTCGCGACGCTGCCGGCCGACTATCTTGCGTGGCGGCGCGTGACCTGGACCGGCGCGACCAATCGCGAGCTCGAATACGTGCATCCGTCCTATCTGCACGCGCTCTATCCGACCGCGCCGGCCGGACCGCCGCGGCTGTTCACCATCGAGGGCGCGACGCTCACGGTCGCGCCGGGCGACGACAGCGCGCTCACCTTCGACTATTTCCAGAAAATTCCCGCGCTCTCCAACCTCAACCCGGCGAACTGGCTGCTCGTGGCCTGGCCCGATCTCTACCTGTTCGGCGCGCTCGCGGAGGCGCAGGGCTTCGTCAAGGATGCGGACAGTCTCGCGCTGTGGGCCGCGCGCCGCAACGAGCTGCTCGACGAGATCGAGCGCCTCGACGCGAAGACGCGCGCCCCGGCGGGAATCAGAGTGATGGGCGCGACGCCGTAAAAGGATGCGGCCGGGTCGCGAAGACCCGGCCGCGAATTTGCTCAGCTGCGCGAGCCGGCGATCGCGCTCAGTTCGGCCAGCAGCGCCTGCGCTCCGCGCCGAGGTGGTACCCCGGGGGACACGCGCGGCCGTTGTACATCGGATGGCAAACTCCGTGCGGGCCGCGCCACCAGCCGGCGCCGCAGCCTTCCGCCACGTTGATGATCAGGCTGTCGGCATTGCTGCGCTGCACCGGAATCGGGCCGGCGCTCGCCGCGGTCGCAAGACCGAGCGTCAAAACGGCTCCGAGAATCAATCGCTTCGTCATGTCCTACCTCCCATTTGGGGTCCCGCCGAACCGGCCGGAGACCCGCCCGGTGAATCGACGCGGGGCGGACGCTACGCATCGAGTCGGCGAAAAGCAACACATCGAGACCGTGCATCGTCTTTTCTGTGACGCTGATCACATCTCCTGTTTGACCTTCGCGTCGGCACATCCTCAGCGAGAACCTCCATGGCCTTCGTCCCGTTCGGCGAATATCGCCCCGACATTGCCGACTATCAGTCGCAATACGCGGCCTTCCTCGCCAATGTGTTGGCGCGCGGCGACGGCTACGGGCCATTCCCCGATTTCTCCGCCTACAGCGCGGCGCTGCCGGCGGCGTGCCGCGGCTTCTTCAAGGCGATCCGCTCGGACGGTTCGGTCGCGATCTTCGCGGCGACCGCAACGCGGCTCTATCAGCTCAACAACACCAATTTCACCTGGACCGACGTGAGCAAGGGCGGGCTCGCCTATTCGGCGCTTTCGGCGGGCGACAACTGGCAGTTCGCGCAGTTCAACAACTTCATCATCGCGGTGCAGGCGAACGTCGCGCCGCAGCTGTTCGATCTCACCGCGTCCTCGGCCTTCGCGGATCTCGGCGGCTCGCCGCCGCAGGCGCGCTACATCTCGGTGGTCGGGCGCTTCATCGTGCTCAGCGGCCTGCTGTCGAATCCCTATCGGGTGCAGTGGTCCGGCCTCAACGCGGTGACGCAATGGACATCCGGCGTCAATTCGTCCGACTTCCAGGATCTGCCGGACGGCGGCATCGTGCGCGGGGTCGCAGGCGGCGAGTTCGGCAACATCTTCCAGGACGGCTCGATCCGCCGCATGACGTTCGCGCCGGGCTCGCCCTTCATCTTCCAGATCGAGCGCATCACCGAGGATCGCGGGCTCTATGCGCCCTATTCGCTGATCCGCTCGGGCGACAAGATCTTCTTCCTCTCCGCCAACGGCTTCATGTGGATGGCGCCGTCCGGCTATCCGGCGCCGATCGGCAAGGAGCGGGTCGACCGCACGTTTCTCGCCGATCTCGACAAGGGCAACCTGCAGCTCGCGATCGGCGCCTCCGACCCGCGCAATGCGCGGGTGATCTGGGCCTACAAGTCGAACAGCGGCGCCGCCGGCCTGTTCGACAAGCTCCTGTGCTACGACTACGTGCTCGACCGCTGGTCGCCGGTCGCGATGACGGGCGAATATCTCGGCTCGCTGTCGCAGCCGGGCCTCACGCTCGAGAACCTCGACGCGATCTCGGGCTCGATCGACAATTTCCCGACCTCGTTCGACTCGTTCGCGACCTCGGTGACGCCGGAGATCGCTGCGTTCAACGCGGGCCACGTGCTCGGCTTCTTTCGCGGCGGCAATCTCGAGGCGACCATCGACACCGGCGCGCAGAATGCGGACGGCCGCCGCGTGTTCGTGCGCGGCTTCCGCCCGATCACCGATGCGGCGACCGTCTACGGCTCGGTGCTGACCGCCGAGCGCTGGCCGGGCGCCGCGAGCGCGACGGCGGAGAGCCCGATGGATGCGCTCGGCCTCTGCCCGCTGCGCGCCTCGACCCGCTATGCGCGCGGCCGCATCCGCATCCCGGCCGGCACGCCATGGTCGTTCGCGCTCGGGCTCGAGCCCGACATCGCGCCCGAGGGTGGCCGATGATCCGCCTTCGCGCTCCGCGCTTCGGCGGACAAGTCCGCCTTCGTTCACTCCATTCAAGCCGGCGCGGCTTGTCGGGCCGTAGCTCCGCCAGGAGCGCAGGCCGATGAGTGCGCTCGTCCTGCCGCCCGACGAGAGCGACCGGCGCAAGATCAACACCGCGATCAACCAGCTCGCGCAGGGCCGCTCCAACGCGGTCGGCAGCGTGACCCTCATTGCCAACGCGGCGGCGACCACGGTCGCGGCCGGCAATTGCGGGGCCGGGAGCGTGGTGCTGCTCTCGCCGCTCACCGCGCACGCGGCGGCCGAGCTCGGCAACGGCACGATCTTCGTGAGCATGGTCACGAACGGCTCGTTCACGCTGACGCACGCCAACAATGCGCAGACCGATCGCAGCTTCGGGTTCGTGGCGATCGGTTAG